TGACATCATCAGAAAGGCTGGTAACTCCAGCCTCTCCGATAGTTGCCAGCACTGTGTTGACAGCCTCTAGCTCAGTCATTTCGCAGACTTAGTTGTGGTTACTTTGACTGCTTGTGCCTTTGGTGCTGATGTTGGGTAGCCCTCTGTTAGATCATTACTGAGAGCGACAATGTCAACAACTGCAGCAGGGTCAAGCAGTTGATCGTCTTGCCATGTCCAGCCGGCCACGGTGCCGTCAACCTTGATAGTTGTTGCCATGAAAAAAGGGGCATTGCTGCCCCTAAGTTAATCTCCCCTCGCTAGTGAAACCAGATCACAGGGTGTTAGAGATCTCGACGCAGCACTCAGGACGCAGGCAACCAACGCCCAGGGCGAACTTGGCAGTCATCAACGTGGCGTTATACATCACGTCGTAATCGTTGCCGGTCATGCCCATGCTCAGGTCACGCAGTTTCACAACACCTGCTGAACCTTTCTGGAAGGCAAGCATCTTGGTGTTGGTCATGTCTGCAGTTGACTTGACCACAGAGCCATTGCTCACATAGCCCTGCTCACCACTCTTAGCAGTGACAGAACCCTGAGCAATGTTGTTGCTGCTGTAGATAGAGAAGCCAGCAAGCTTGGCGATCTGACCTTCCTTGTAGGAACCATTGGTTCCGTTCTGGTTGAAGTCAAAGTTCACCGCACGCGATGACTGAATCAGGGTGTAGTAGCTCTCGGGAGTACACACCAGGACGCGGCCCTCTTTGCTGACATCCTTGGAATCCAAGGCTTCAGCTGCAGCAAACACACTGGCGACAAGATCGTCAGCAGTGGGGGTTGCTTTGTTGATGTCGATGACAGTACCGGTGCGGTACGGATCATCGGGGCTCAGACCTGCAGGCAGGTTTGCAGTCAGGTCAGCGGTTGATGTGCGGGCACCCAGTGCAATCGTGCGAGCCAGGCGCTTATCATGCTCCCTGGCTAAAGCTTCACCTAATTCAGAACTATAGATGCTCCGAATGTCATAGTGAGCCTTGGCTTCTTGCAGGCTGTAGAGACTGCAGTCGGCGATGAGGTAGTCATCAATGCGGATGACAACCTCGTTCTGAGCCATGTCACCTTGCCCGACGATCATCTCCCCAGGCGTGTGATATTTTGCCGTGAAGCGACCAGTCACAGGGAACTGCGCTGAGCGGCCATTCTGGATGGTGCGGGTTTGCACCAGACCCTCGAAGATGTTTGTCCGCTTGAACGCGGTCAGCACTTCGCCGGAGAAGACTTTGAGGAATAGGGCGTTGTCCTTATCCCAAGTTCCGGTGTCGGCGTTAATAGCACCGGGGGTGGACAGTGTTAGTGAAGGGGCGGCCATTTGTTAGGACTGTTGTTGATGTGAACAGTGACCAACTGGTGCATCACGCATCCCCACTTCTGTTGTCCTTAGGTACGCAGTGCGGCTAAGGGAACAGATTCTGTGGTGTTGAATCTGCTCCCATTCTTACAACAAAGTCAACGCTGGTTAAACACATTGCTGACTGCAATGCGTTGCTCAACCTCTTTGATGTACGCCGGGTCGTTCCCATAACGAGGGTCTTGCATTGCTGCAATCACCTGCGCTTCGGATGCGAAGCCACGCACATCATTGGTTGGGGCACGACCACCAGTCAGCTTGGGCTCATAACCCGTCGCCATCATGTAGTCATATTGAATGCCCTTCACCTGAGACAGGATCGCCGTCTCATCCCCTGTGTTCAGGGTTTCATTGAAGGCTGCAATCCTTTCTTGCTCTAGGTTCTGGCTGGCCCAGCCCAGCAGAGCCTGAAGCTTCTCCTCGCTGCCAGCTTGCTTGAACACATTGGCGCGAATGCGTGCTGCGTCTTCCGCTGAGATGGAAGGCTCGTCTTCATCATCATCGTCGTCGTCTTCATCTGACTCGACGCTGCCCTCAGGCTCCTCCTCTTCATCTCCACGCAAGCGTTCGTTCTCACGCTGCAGGTTCTTGTAGGCCTCAACCAGATCGTCCTGGCTTTTGTACTTGCCAAGGATTAGATCCTCTCCCTCCTGCTCTTCAGGGGGCTGGCCACCTGTTGCCTCGTCATACAACTCAGCGCGAGCTGCATCAACTTTGGCCTGCTCATCAATGGCACCTTGATCGGCAGTGTTGTCCTGCCCAGTTTCAACTACTGGCATTGCTATCAGTGGATAAAGTTGTCAGTGATAATCATGTTGCCACCGTCAGGCAGTGGCCTCATGTGTGAGCCTGGCTTGAGTTTGTTGTCAGGCTGCTGCTGGTCCTGCTGCTCCTGCGATTGCGGCTGGCGGCGGCGGCGTTGTGAGGGCTCCGGAGTTGGCTGCATTGCTAGCAAGTTGCTCTTCTAATGCTACCTTCTGTTGTTGACTTTGTTCAGCCTGTAGTTCTTCCTCAGTCTTAACAAGTCCAGCAATATCGATGCCATCGCTAGCTGCAAACCTGCGAATCAATTCAGATGGATTGATCAGTGACAACATCTGCTCTGGTCCCAGTGCTGCACTTGTTACCTGCAGGAAGTTCGTCAGCCGTTGCTTGTCATTGCCCCGGCCAATAGCTTCCAGGCCAGTAGTGATCTGTGGATCAACCAAGTCAACAGGGATCGGTGGGATCTCTCCTGCTTGCTCCATCAGGAACAGCACCCGTTTGATCAACGGCAGCTGCAACTCTTGGCTCAGCATTGAATAGACCCCCGCCAATCCGGATTCCAGTTGCTCGGCCATCAGCCTGATCTCTTCCGCTGTCACTCGCTCAGCATCACGCTGCACTGATTCATTCATCAGGAACGTGAAGCTGATCCGACGCTCCAACAACTGAATCGTCTGCAACGCAACGCTCATGTCTGCTGACTTGCCAACCTGCAATGCCTCAACATCAGCAGCATTGCCGGCAACAATCGCTCCGTTCTCTGCACGGGCCAGGCTGTCAGCTCGGGTCACACCATTGGGGTTGACCAGGAACATTGCCTTCGCGCTAATTAAGCTGCCCTCAACGACTGCCTTGCTCAATGACTCAAGGCTGTTGAGATCACCCAGCACCTCCTCGCACAAGCTGCGGCCATAGCTTTCGCCTGCAATCTTGTGCAGCCTCAGGCAAAGCCACGGGCAGTTATCAATACGGCTGAATCCCTGTGATCCACGGATAACCTTGCCGTGAAATTCTTGGTGCCACTCAACACGATCTTCAGTCGCGTCGAACTTGACGTGGGTATAGATGTTGTTGGCCTTGGCCTTGCCGCTGGCTGAATCCTCATCAGGCTTCTCGCCTTCGGGCAGGTACTTATCGCTGACCGTTTCCTTGATAACGATCTCGCTGACGTTGCCCTCAGGGTCACGGTCAACCACGTAACTACGGAGTGACCACATCCGCAGGTTCTCTTTGCCCACGTACAGCAGGGCATTGCCACCAACAATCAAATGTTTGATTGCCTCGAACAGGGCAGGCCTGGTCTGCAGCTTGTCCAGTCGGCCCAGGATCTGGCGTTCAATACTGGACAGAGCAACGTCTAGCTGGCTGAGGGTCTCCTCCTCTTCCCCGCCGGTCTCCTCCAGGTACTTACGGATCTGTCCCTTATCAATCACCAACCGAAAGAACGGTTGGCTTGGTGGGTAGAGCGCAAGCAATAGCTTGGCGCTGATGCTGCTCACACCCCTGGCACCTGCGCCCTGATACAGGCTGCGCAACCTGTTGTATGGCTCGGCTCCTGTCTGATAGTTCTCGTCCGACTCAGGGATGAGTGACGGGATAGTCAGTTGACTACTGTCAATAGCTCGCCGCAGGTAGATGCTGCGATACATCGACAGGTCATCGAACCTGGCTTGCGCTGTGTTTTTAGTGGTGGCCATTAGGCGAGCTGTAAACCAGCGAGGGGATTAGAGGTAGTGCCGAGGCCGCTGAGGATCGTCAGATCACTGAGCTGGTTGTTCTCAGCACGGCGTGCTGTCCTGCGTTGGTCGCCGTAGCTGACTGACAGGGCAGTGGGGTTGGCTTGCGGAACAAAGGCATTGCGCATGTTGTATGCGCGTTGCTCAGCAGCAAGGCGGGCAGCATTGGATGCCTCTATCTGCTGCGTCATGAATTGGTTGGCTTGCGCGTAAGCGCTTTGAGCCTCAGAGAGCTGACCCTGCAGCCCACCTATCTGACTGTTGAACTGATCCTGCATCTCAGCCATCTGAGAGTTGTATTGCTCTTGCTGCTGAATGAACAGGTCATCCAGTGAGCTGGGCCAGCCGCCAATACTGACGGGCTGATCGTTGCCCATGGGAACTTCCTGGTTCTGCAGGGACTGGGCAGCGTCGTTGCCGGCCTGGATGTCTTCACCCAGTGCTCCCTTGATGTCGCTGAACTCGCCGCTGCTCCGGTCGTACTTGGCTGGCTTGCTGCTGTTGTTGTTGTTTCTGTTGTTGTTGCCGCCGCTTTTCGCAGCAGCTCTGCTGTCCTTATAGGCAGCCTCTCTGATCTTGAAGTCCTTAAACCCAGCGGGTTGCTTGCGCTGGTTTGCGCTGTTGTTCCATTTCTTTTTGCTGGCCTTGTAATCGCTCTTCTTTTTCCAGGACTTGCTGTCCGGATTCTTGACGTACTGCTTCCAGGCCGGTTGTTTTTTGTTCTTGCTTTTGTTCTTCTTACCCATGGGTCAGGCCTCGCAGAAAGCGGATGACAGATCTCTGACCCGAAGCGTACCTAACTTGATCAATAGAGTCAGTTAGTTCGGGCGTGCGCTCAGGAAATAAGAGATCCAATGCATCCAGCATCTCAGATGTAAGACGCTGACCCACAATCTTCTTTAGGACTTCAGGGTTGGTGGTGTCCAAAGATCAACAGTGCGCGTCTCTGCATTGTACTCGCCATGACGAAGTATTCGCACTAGTCGCGCTTGTTGCAGTGCAACAGTCTCTGGTTCCCGAAGGTCTTTCTTCTTACTGAGCGCTGTTGCAAACTGAGCCACAATTTCTTGCCAACATTCCACAGGTTCCGCCGTGTTGAAGTTGTCGACAATGCGCTTTGCTCCGACCGCGCCGATGCCCGAGCAGCCGGGAATGTTGTCCGTTGAATCACCAATCAATACCTGTGAATAGAAATGCCTGTCGCAATAGTCCTGGTCAACAATCCACTCGACTGCCTTATCCCTGAGTAGTTCGTCAGACCACTCCATAACAGCTAGCCCTGGAGCCTCTTCTTTCTTGACACCAGCTGGCCACCAATGACGGCCCGGCACCTGATCCAAGTCCTTGTCACCGCTGACGATGATCGGCTCCTCGCCTGCCTCTCGCAACGCACCAGCCAGCAGACCAAGCCAGTCATCAGCTTCGATCTCATCGTGCAGAAAGCTGGTGGGTTCATCCAACAGCTCACGCTTCATCACCTTGTAGCCAATGGGCTTTTGCAAAGCAGCGCGGTTGGCCTTGTAGTCAGGGGCAATGCGCTTACGAAATGCGCTCGGCCCTGTCCAGCACAGTCGGTAGTCGGCCATTGGCCAACGCTCCAACCATTCGTCGATGGTCTTCCAGAACTCCTCGCGCACGGTGTTGAGTTCAGCCCAACGGACCCACACCTCATCGCCAAGGTTGGCCTCAATCTCATTGGCTGCCATTGTCCGAAACAACAGCATGTCTGCGTCAATTAAAAGCGTCGTCATGATCAATTCGTTCGCGGAAAAATTCGAGTGATGCCTTCATGGCTGAGCCATAGCCCTGCCAGTACTGTCGTTCGGCGTGTTCTTTAGTTGTTCCAAAGTGGTGGATGGATTCCTCAAGCTGCCTCTGGAAAAACTGTTCCAGGGTCCAAGGGTTCTTCGACTTGTGTCCCATTGATTTGGTTGGAGTGAATGAGGTCGAGGCAGTGACGTAAGGCGCAGCTGTATCCAGCCCAGTAGCCAGTCCAATAGCTCTGGTGTTGCGGATCATCTGGATCCCGCAGCTTGTCCAGCTCGATGTCTTCCTTGTGAATCTTGTGAGCACGTTCAAGACTGTTAGTCAGGATCGTGATCAGGACGGAGTCCTCGCAAATTCTTCCTTGAATCGGCAGACCTTTGGCAAGAATTCGAGCTTGGACATCATCCCCACTTCGCCCTTGATTCGGTTTTTCTTCAGCCAGCATGATGTTGTGTTGGGTTGTTCGGTGTCCAATGGATTGCGTGCAAGCATCCAGATGTAGTCAGGGATCTGCGCTAAGGAATGAGATCCTCGTAGTTCGGAGAGCTTTGGTTCGCCGCCTTCCTCATGCGATTGCGCCATCCCTTGCGCACGGGACAGGTGGCAGACGACAACAAAGGTGAACCCAAGTTCCATCGCCAACGTCTTGAGATCTTTGATCGCCTTATCAATAGCCCGGCGCTGATCAACATTGAGAGCAATACCATCGGCGAGGAGACTGAAGTGATCAAGGAAAACGACACGGCATTCTTCATTGAGAACGTAGTGTTTGACTGTTGATACGAAAGCTTCCATGCTTTCGCTGCCGAACTTGTCGAGCAGCAGAAGATTGGGTGCGAATTGTTTCATCGCATCTGTTACTTCTGCCTTCAACTCATTCCGCACCTCTGTGCTTTGAAGGTGGAAGGGAACGCCCAGCTTTTCCGACAGCATCCGCTCCAACGTGGTGGATGCCTTCTCTTCCAAGCCGATGTAGGCAACCTTGGTTCCCTTGCTGGCCAGGTCGAGAGCCATTGACCGGGTGAACAACGACTTGCCAATGCCGGTGCCACCAGCAATGAGCCATAGCTCGCCCGGCTTGTATCCCTCGGTGGCTGTGTTCCAACCTCTCCAGGGGGTGTCAAGGCCTCGGTCTTCCTCGGGGTTGAGCACTGCATCGAGCAGGTCAACCGCCTGCACCACGCCTTCGGGTGTGTGCTTGCCAGCGTTGTCGATGGCTCGGCGGATGGCGTCACCATCGAGCGCAACCCATGCCTCATTGGCGTCCTTGTATCCAAGGCCAGAGACCAGCCGAGCCTTGGGGCCGATCAGTTCAACAGCCTTGGCTGCCCACTCCTGGCCAACAGCGTCCCCGTCAAAGAACACCGTGACCCGGTCGAAGCTGTTGATGTATTTGAGGTTGTTCTTGAGGTTGTTGATGCAGGCGTTGACGCCGGACGTGATGCTGACTGCAACAACGCCCTTGGTTCTGGCGCAGTACGCCTCATGCACTGACATCGCATCGATCTCCCCCTCGGTGATGATCAAGTGGGAGCCACTGCCGATGTGCTGACCAAACAGTTGGG